TTGTTCGTAAAAGTGTTTTGCAATAGCATCCGCATTCATTGCTGTGTATAAAGATTTATGATAACCCCTAGCATCTGTTAAAGCAGAATTCTTATCCAAAAACTTTTTGGTAAAATTGCTTATATCACTTTGAGTATTCTTAACCTCTTCAGCATTGTTTACATTAAATCTGTATTTTTTATCACCGACATTGTATTCAAAACCTTTGAATTTGTCGTTAAAAACTTGTTCAGTTTTTTGTGCAAAAATATCAGAATTTTTTTTAACTATTTTTTGAGTTGCTTCTGACTCTTTGTTGTATCTATTAAAGAAATTAACTGCTTTCTGTTGCTCTTTAGTGAGTTTTGAACCAGTTTTAATATCTTCATAGTATTTGGACTTTTGCCCGTCCAAGTGGGCTCTAGCGCTGGCAACTTGCTCTTTTAGCGCTAATTTCTTTCTTCGTATATCTCTATCACTATCTTCTTCTTCATCATAAGAGAACGAATCTTCCATAAGGAAGTTAATTTCTTCGTTATTTAAATGAGGTTTTGTTTGTTTATAATATTCGTATAATAAATTTTGATCATCTAATTTTGAGTAATCTTGATTAAGTTTAACATAGTCATTTAAATCTCCACCAGTATCTTCCATAAAGTCAACTAACTTTTGAATATTTTCTGGTAATGGTTTACCGGTAACCTCAGCTTTAGCAATAGCCTCTTCAATATGCTCTTCTACTTCAGCAACCTCCTCTTTAGTAGAATCTTCAGTAATCTCTTCTAGTACTGGAGTTTCTTGTGCTTCTGTTTCCGGCTGTACTTCTTCTTGTTCTTGTGTGGTGTCGGCATTTTCAGACTCTGCAACCACTCCACTGTTGTCAGTGTTATCTTCTTTAGTTTCATTTTTTTCTTCTGGTGTTACTGGTTTGTTTAAATCAACCTTAGTAATAGTTTCTTTACTTAAATCTTCAGGTTGTTTTTTCATTGTTTCTACAACTTGAGTAACATTACCTTTAGTTTCGTTACTAGTTGGTTGTTTTTCTTTTTTTGTTTTTACTTTTATTGAACCTGTTTCGTTATCTACAATAGGTTCTTCTTTTTTCTCTGCCATAATATAATATAATAATAGTTAATAAATTTATCTAGGATCAAACACGCCTAAATCAATTCCCCCGCCTAATATATCATTACCTGCGGATTCAAAGTTTTTAGGTGGTTTACCACTATTTCTTTGTTCAATCAACTCACTTTGTTGTGTTGCTTGAATTCTCGTTCTTTCGTCTTTTCTATCTTCTTTTTGTTTTTCTTTGTTTTTTTGTCCATCAACTTCAATATCTTTTAATTGCATATTATATTGAAATTCTAGGGCCATTAATTCTTTTTTATGCTGAACTTCTTGCATCATTTTTTGTGATTCTAATTCCATTTTTATTCGCTCTAATTCAGCTTGACTAGATGTTAACGCTTGATTTTTTTGAACTTCTGCTTGAGCCGCTACTTGAGCAGATTGCTGATTCATTTGCGCTTGCATTTGGATATTCTGTTGTTGTACAGCTTGATCTCTGTCTAGTTTTTTCTTTCTTCTAATTTTAAGAAGTTGATTAGCTAGTTTAATATTTTTTATTTCTCTAATATCAATAGCGTCAGCAAGTTCTATTATTTGCTGTTGAAGAGCCATTTGAATATTATTTTCTAACATCATTCTTTCTTCTTCATCTGGCTGTAATTCTATAAATATTCCAAAATCATATAAATGTAAATCTTTTATTTCTTCTAATACAGCCGCGTTATGAACACCAATAGCTTGTATAAAAGCATCTTTAGTCGGCGAATATTCTATAATATCAGATATTCTAAGAGATAAACATTCCGCAACTTCAGCTGTTAAAAATAATCCAGATTGTAATATGTGTCTAGTAGCGGTATTTGAATTTGCAGCAGCTAGTTTTTGAACACCAACTAAAGCGTTTTTATCTGGCATACTACCATCTCTCGCTTCGTTAAGCCCTGTGACATCTCTTATCATTTGTAAGTAATAATTATAATTACCTATAAGAGCTTGCATTTTATTACCACCAGATCCTGATGTTATTTCTTGAATAGGTACTTTTCCAGGATTTATATCGCCATCTTGCGTAAATGATCTACCAATAACAGATCCAGTTTGGAAAAACATATTTAAAGCTTCTTGTGGATTGTAATTAGTTCCATTACCCAGATCAACTTCAGCTAAACCATCAGCATCTAAATAAACACCATCTGGAACCATTCTTGATAGTACTTGTTGTAATTTAAGATGAGTTAATTGAATCATGTCTGCAAACCCCGTTATCTTCTTCACTAATGAATCAATTTTACCATTATACATTCTAGGCGCAACAATAGCATAATTCATCTTTACTTTAGTAAAATTACTCTTAGGACGCATCATGTTTTTTGCCATTTCCCATTTAAGTAATTTATCAGTACCTAAAATCATAGCGCCCTCATATAAACACTCTATTGACCTTAATAATCTTGAATAACCACCTTCCATGTTTTCTGGTGGGTTAAATTGATCGTCTTTAGGTATAATTTTTTCAGCACCAGTACTAGTTTCTTTTACTTTATAAACCTCATTCATGTAAGTTTTATAATTAAAATATAAAACTTGAATAGTATTATTATCGTCTTTATCTACTGAATACCTAGTGTTATAATTATTTTTATTTGTAAATTTATTTTTCATTATATCCTCAAGATCACTTTCAGATAAATGAGGAAATTGTTTTGCTAATTCGTTTACTGGAATTGATTTAACCTCGCCAACATAATATATATCGTCAAAATAAGGAGAATCAGTATATGAATATACTAAATTAGCGGGATCAACATAGTCGATAACAACACCCTCAGAAGTATTAAAACTAGTTTTTACAGCACCTATACCTAATACAGTAAGATCATAATAGAATTGTTTTTTAATTAATTCATATTTGTTTCCTTCTAGTAAAGTATTAATAGCTTGTTCTTCTGCTATTTCTATTGATTGCTTATATGTTAACTGCATATGAAGCTCTAGCTCTTCGTTACTTTCAGGTAATTCTTCAATTTGACTATTTCTTACATTGAGATTTAATTCTCTTTTAACCGCGGCATTAAAATCTCTAAGTCTCATATCTTTTAATATAGACTCCATATATTCAGTTCTTTTAGAAACTCCATGGGAATCTTGTGAAAAAGCTTTTATATCATATGTTCTTTCAGCTATACCATTTACTACTATATCTACAAATTTAGAAATAATTGGAACAGGTTTCCAATCTAAATTTAAATAGGACAAATCACCATTTATAGATAACTCATCCTTATATTTTTGTATTGATTGTTCACCTCTAGCATACAATCTTAGATTATGAAAATTATTATAATTAGCCTTATATTTATTAAGACTTTTATCATTATTAAACCATTCTGTTGCAATTGCTTTACCTACATTCAAACCATATTCGTAGCTTAACTTTTCAGCATCACTTACTGTTTGACTCGGAAAATAACTTTTAATGCCAGACTCTGCCATATTTATTATTTAATTATTTGTGAATTAGTTCCAGTATTACTATACTTAGAAATATTTATGTTTAATTTTGGTTTTTCAACCTTTACATTTGGAGCGTACAAATGCCGATTGTTTGCCATTATAGCTAAACCAGAACTTATAGACGCATCGTGCTTTGTTCTTTTTGTTATATCAAATTTAGACCAATCATTAAGTAATTCATTAAAATATAAACTACCAAATGTTCCGTCTTGTTTCATGCCCACATGATCTTGTATATACATTTCTATTGCGGCTGCGTGGGCTTGTTTTATATCTTCTGAAGAATTAGGAATTCCACCTACTTCTTTTTCTGCTACAGATAATTTATTCCATATTTTATCTGGTCTATTCATGCTAAACCCTCTATAACCTCTTCTTCTTAAGTAATACAAAAGTCTAGGTTTATTGTTCTCTGCAAGTATCGGCATTCCATAAAATACTAAAGCCATTAACACATCTTCAAAAAACATTTCAGCCGTAGGTGGTCTTGATAAGTATTCTAAAAAGAAGCTATTCGCAGGAGCGTCCTCCATGCTAAACTTGGTTAAGCCGTGTAATGCTCCTTTAGATCCTTCTCCATCTACGGTTCCTGATATATCATAAGAGTCGCAACCAAACGCCCCCATGTGTTCATTACCAGGATATTTAACACCATTTTTAAGTACCACTCTATTTTGTAATTGCTGAGGTGGAACCCAGCTAACTTTAAATCTACCCTTTGGATCTGGATAAAATATAACTTGAGAATCTTTTATTCCGTTTACCCATTGAAAATTACCAGTTGTAATCCCTAAGGTTTTGGACATTTCTTCATTATAATCTATTTGCTCGTATATTTTTATTAAATTAAATATACTGTTTTTAGCTTCATCTCTAAACGCATGTTCTTCAGTTCTAGGAAATTGACGATAAAATTCATTTAAAGCATCTTGATCGTCTCTC